TTACTTTTACAAATAGTTCTTTTCTTGGAGTACTCATATAGTTCTACGTTTGTGTTTAGTAATAAGAGGTCGCCCGCTTTGTAAAGGGTTTTCGGTATAGCCAAAATACTGTTGGGCAAGGGTAATAGCACGCTCTAAGGTATCGGGGGCGTCATCGTTTGAAGCCGTTCCTTTTTCAAAGGAAAGTAGCTGTTTATTAAAAGCGTTATAGTCCTTTTCTGAACGTTTGGGAAGAGTCTCGTCCCAGTACAATATCTTGCGAAAGAGCGCATTGGTAATCCCTGCCGAGATACGGTTGTGCTTGTCGCCCTCTTGGTGCAGACCAATAGGGATATTAGGGCAAGCGTTGTCCTCGGCACTCTGCATAATAATAGGAGTATAGACGGCTTTCTGCGCCATAGTAGCATCAAAGAAGCCCATAGTGTTATAGCCTTTTTTAAGATACTTCTTTACCCACTGGGCGCGCACTTCCATAGCTGCATTAAGTTCACACCTTTGGCAAAATACCTCCAACACGTACAGCTTAATACCTTTAATGCCAATGAGTACCCCCGCTTTATAGTCGCCCGTAGCGGTGTAGGATAAGTCCCAATGGTCAAGCAAGCCGTCCCACGCCTCATTATCTGCTATGCGTACCAAGGCAATATCTTTCGCCTTAAAGAGCTTGCCCTCCTCAATAGGGTTATTAAAATCCTCCCGCTGTGAGGTATAGTAGTCATCGTTGAGCAGAATGCGGATAATATCCTCCTTAGTATCGCGTTCTTTCCACGAGGGTTCCCACTCTACATCTATATAGTTCTCGCGGGTGATATTCACCGTGGCAAGGTTCGTAACTGAGTCGTGTAAGTGCGGGCTATCTTTCCACTTGTCGTATAGATAGTCCAAGATGCCGTCTTTGACAATATAGTTGTTATTGATGATGAGCCTACCCCGTTTGCGGTGAAAGGCTTTCACCAAGTCGCCCGTTATTTTTTTGCCGTACTTCTCTATCATATCGGGGCGTTTGGCTCTATCCAAGTCTTCTATATCGTCTAAAATAGCCAAGTCTGGGCGATACATACCAAAACGCAACCCTCTGAAGGGTTGGTTAAGCCCCAAGGCTTTGAAGTGCTTGCCATCTGTAGTTTGAAAATCACCATCCGACCAATCACCATACGAGAGTTGCAGACCAAAGTCCTTGATAAACTTCTGGTTGTTCTCCAAGTGTGCTTGTAAGTCGGATAGTAGTATTTTAGCCAAGCCCTCGTTAGCCCCTATGAGAATAGGAAAGAAGGTGAGGTTGTTCTGCTTGAGGTGGCATATATTGCCTACATTGGATTGTATAGACTTGCCCGCTCCTCTGAACTTCTTTCTAAATTGGCGTATAAACGGGTCCTTGTACAAACGAATATAGTCGTCAATATGAAACTTAGGTGTTTTAGCATCGCCCAAGGGCAAACCACTATCTAAGCCAAAATAGTAATCGAAAAACTCACCATAGTTTTCAGGTTTTAAAAGTCGCTTGATACGTGCCTCCTGCTCATCGGCTGTTTCCTTCTGTATAGCCTCATAAGTAAGCTCTCGTATCATTTTCGACTTGGCAAAATAGCGTTCTTTAGCTTCCTTAAGTTGGGTTTTAGTTATCGCTTTACTCATCTTTATTCTGTAATAAATCTGTTATATACATATCAAAGTAAGGGCGTATAGTTTTGATAAGTTCCATATATGTCTCCCGTTTTTTGCCACTACTCTGTCCTGCCCTCTCTAATATGAAGTTAGTAAAACCATCAATGCTTTCCATAGTATAGACAGCAATCTTATCGTGGTCGGTAATGCGGTCAAAAGCGGCAACAACTTTAGTGATTTCATCTACTTTATAAGGTAAAGGCTCTCCACGTTCAATAGCCTGCGCACTTCTGAGTGTCAGTTTGCGAATGGTAGAGGGTTTAAGCGTTTGTAACTCTTTCTCATCATCCCATTTGCCCTCCTCTCTCCACTTGCCTAAAGTCTTTACACCTATACCTATCATTTCTGATATATTGGCAATGCTAAAACCCTTAGTAAAAAGTTCTTTACCTTGCGACCTCTTATAGTCTGCCTCTACAGCTGTCAATCGTGCCATATCTATTGTAGTAATTCATTTATCTTATTATTAATCTCGTCAAACTTTGCCACGTTGTTAGGGGCAAAGTTGCCAACTCCTGCGGGTGTTTGTATCACTGCCGTTTTAAGTTCATTTAAAAGCTCATTTAAAAGCCTTTTAAAATCTACTTCACCCCGTTGCAGGTGTACCCCCGCTTTGTCTATGGTAAGCTGAGTGTCTTCTATCCGTAGGCTCAGGCTCTCAATCTCGCTATAAGCCACTACATAATAGCGGTTTTCATCCTCCCCAATAGAAGCAATCAGTACGCTACTTCCTACCTTTGGGAAAAGGTAAAACCGATCGGCATTATCGTTAATCACCGAAGCCAAGCGCACAATATATTGTAGCTCATCGTCTTTCACCACACACGTGCCTTGCGTTTTGTCTACTGATACTACTTCTACAGCTATGGTAGGGGTTTTGCGTTTGCCTATCTGTCTAAGTCCCTCGGCTAATTCTCTATCTATGCTCATAATCGTGCTCCTATAGTTACTTGTCGGCGTGCTCCATTGCGCCCAAAGGTAGTTTCTACCTTCTTAATGAAATAATGCTCGTCTATGTCTTTCAGTTCTTTGTCAATAATATGTGCCTGCATACCACGTGTGGCATAGGGTACTAAGAAACTCGTTATAGAGCCGTCAAAGCCGTCATACTTTAGCTTTTCCATTTCCGCTCTTGCCATAGCTCGTAGCTTAGCCTCATCGCTCACCACAGAGGTGTGAAAGGTTCTTAACTCGCCATCAGGGTCGCCTTCCTCTACGGTTTTCTTTTTGTTGTTCTTATCTATGTAGGTATATCGTATTTTTAGCTTACGTTCGTCTTTGGTACGATATTCCAAGTCGTTCGCCACAATGTTGTAATTGAGGTCATAGCGTGCTGTTTGCCCTATATTAGTAAGCTCCGAAAGCCCTGCATATAGCTTGCCTTCATCATTAATGAAGATACTTAGGCGAAACTCCTCTTTGAGTTTATCCAATACCTGCGTACCATTGGCATTGCGAATGAGCCATTGGTCTAACTGCATTTGTGGTATATTATCAGCCAAGGCAATAGGAGTGTCTTTTACTACCTCCTGCAACACTTCTTTAAGAGTTGTTTTTTGCCACGATTTGTTGATATTCTTTCTTCTAAGTAAATACATAGCATCTTCACATTCTATACTTACGGGAATGCTCGGTTTAACTTTCTTTACATATCCTTCAAACTCCACTCCGCTATATACCCCCTCATAAGCAAGGGTAACGCTCACCTTATCACCTGCTTTGATAGCCTTTTCTGTATAGAGGCTATCACCTCCATTAGCTACTTTAAAATGGGTAGGAAGTTCAATAGTACAGGTGTCGGCTAACTCGTCTACCGATTTGGTGATTTTCACACTATGTACAGCTTTGAAGGTGTAATCCCCTATTTTGATAATTGCTTGTAATACAAACATTAGTATAAGTTGTTAAGTTGGGTTCGTTTTTCGTCTAACTCAGCATAGAAGTCCATATCCGACACGGCTTTGATGGTGTATTTCTGTATGCCCTCCTTACCCTCCATTGCCTCGAAACTAATATCTTTTAAAACAATGTTACGAATATCAAAAAGGGTAAAGAGTTTATTGCCTACAACCTCCAGACTTTCGTTCTTTTCAAACAAGCGGTTAATGCTTTGTACTTGTGCAGTAGGGTACAAGTCGGGGTTATTAGTGTCTATGCAAAGTCCCTTGATAGTAATTTGCCAATCTTCGGTGGCTATGTATTCTTTTACCTTACCTCTGCGGTGTTTGCCCACTGTTGCCGTCTCTACAATGGTTTTAGTGAGTGAAAAGCTCACTAAAGGCTCATTAGGGAAAAGCGTTTGCACACCTGCTTTATCAGCTACTTTCAGCGTCATAAAATACTCACTTCCATTGCTACGCGCTTCACTAATATTGGAGAGACTCGGTAGTACGTATTTCTTTTTATTATTAGCCCACCACGAGGGGAATGCTGGACCTACATAGTCCAAAAAAGCGCGCGCTGTGAGTTCTTTTATATCAAATTCCATTATATACTTTGTTTTATCAGTGCAAAGGTCATATATATAAAGTAGGTAGCGAAATTAGCTCCCAATGCTTGGGCTAAATGAGTACAAGGTTTGGGCAAATTCAGTACAAGGCTTGTTTGCCGATTTTTATACCTGCCAAAACCTACTCAATTTTGCACCAGAATTAAGTGACGAACTAACACCAATTTGCTATGAAACACCGATTTATCATTAATACCGAAAATGTAAATAGCTATGGCTACCGCATCCTTACAGATGGTATTGACTACGCCCAATATATGCGCAACCCCGTTGTACTCTTTATGCACGAAAGAGGTGTCAATGCCTATAAGGGTAGTGAAGTCATCGGGCGTTGTACTAAACTATACAAGGAGGGAACTACTCTTATAGCTGAAGTGGAGTTTGACGAGCAAGACGAGTTCGCCAAAAAGATAGCTGGCAAAGTAGAACGTGGCTATATACGTATGGCTT